ACTATATCAGCAAGTTGAATAACATTAACTTCACAATTTGCTAATACACCTTTTTCTTGTAGTTCAGCGGCTCCTAATTTATTTGTAACTTGCCCTAAACTTACTTCTAAACTAACTTTCTCCCAATCTGCTTTGGGTACTGTTCCAGTGAGTCCCCAACGTATTGGAATATGATTAAATGATTGTGTCAATAGCCTACGTAATACGTCTGCTTTTGCCATATGTACTTCATCTACCATGACACAAATCACATCTTCAGCAAACTCGGATAAACTCATTTCAGATGTCCCATCCTTCCATGTTTTATCAATAACATTTAAACTTTGCCAAGTGCATACCGTATGGGTCTTACCTATTTCCTTCCTGTCCCCGAAGTAAACACCGACATCTAATCCTAAGTTTTTATAATCGTCCTCTGTTTGCCTGACTAAATCTTTATTTGGAACAATAACAAGGCTACGCCCATATGGCTCAATCATCTCACTTAAAGTAGCCGTAATTAACGTCTTTCCTGCGCCTGTCGCAATCTCTTGTATACATTGTGGGTTAGTAAGGAACTCGTTAACAATACTAACTTGATAATCCCTTAGTACAATGTCTTCACCTTCTGCAACATGTCCTTTTGGCCATGTTATATGTTTATATTTGTCTTTAGTAACTGCTGGAAAGTTAAAATCAACAGGTGTATTTCTTTTATCATTAATGCCAATTTCATAGCCGTCATTTACTAATACTGGAACAATTTTGTCTAATAACCCAACATTAGTTAAACCACCAGCACTAAAGAAACTTACACAACCATCCCATCTACCAAGTTTAAATGCTGGTACATGATATGCATGAGGCATCATATACTTAAATTCTTTTTCAAGTCTACGCCTAGTTGGTAGAGTCAAATTATGAATCTTAACATTTACTTCATCTTTAATTTCTATTGTGCATTGCATCAATAAACCTGTGTTTTGAATGTGTCATTTAGCAATGGGGTATTAAATTTATATGGATTCAAATCCCAATCTAAACATTTATCTCTTAGCAAATACTTGTCTTTGTTTATATTTTCCATTATAACACTAAAAATATTTGGTACTATACTTAAACTAGTTTCTCGTATGTAATAAACACTTGGCCAATTTGACATATGATTCCAATGCCATTCAAGTATACAATGTTCATCAATTAAATCGTCTGCTATTTGAATTTTAAATAATGCTTCTGGTAAAATTACAATATACGGCACATCAAACATACCAGCAATATTACTAGGCAATCCTTCTTTACCAATTACAAATTCTGCTTGCCCTATTTGTTCAAATACACCAATTCGTTGGTCAGTTTTAATAAAATTGTATGTTAAATGCTTCTCACTAGCCCATTTGTTAAAATTGTTTGTAACAGACGCTTGTACATCTTGTTGCAACCCTAATTGTATTAACTCATTAAAAAATACATTAAAAGGTTTTATGTTTAAACTATTATACTTTATTTTGTCAAAGAAGTCGATGTTATGTAGTGTTTCATAATAATCCATGCAACCTTCTACAAAACATACTGAACGATTCTTATGTAATGGTTTGGCTATCGGAATATGTGGTCGATATTGCATACCATCAATCAATGTCTTAAACCATTCATATGGCATCCCTGACAATACCAAAGTATCATTATCTAAAAACTCATCAATATATTTTGTTCTATAATCATTGATTACATCATAAAAGTTGCCATCACCTGTACCAAAAGTTGATCCAATATTAGTTTGATGGATTACTTTAGTTGCTATTTGATCTGGTCCTACTTCAGTACATGTATTTCTAGTAACATCAAACTCAAAAAACGTATGTACAATTTTTTTAAAAAAGGTATCAATTCTAGGATGACAATAAATTATTTTATCAATATATTTGTTGTCTAGGTATTGTAATAATTCGGTAAGGGTTCGTATATGAAATCCGTCATCACCAGGATTGCCAAGTTGGTCCAGTTTAATGTAAAGTGTCATCCGTGCATTGATTGCTCGGCAAAACCTTACATATCTGTACAATGTATTAATTTTATCACCAAATCCAACAAATTCAGTATCACCAACACAAATGTTAATTCGTTTCATTAGCAAGTTCATCAAAATCTAATAACATAACTGACTTCACGGTATGAATTAATCCGGTTGTCACTTCTTCGCTGGTGGCGAGTCTGAACTGTCCTGGTCTTGATGGACTATTACAGTTATGGCAATACCCATAATTCTTATCCAAACTGCTTGGACCTCCGTAATGGGCTTGTGATTCTGGGTCGAGGGTTTCATAATAAGTGTTAAAATCTTCGATTTGTTTCATGCAATGATCAACTGGCCAACCCATTTGTACCCACTCACATTCCATGTTGGTACATGTTACATATAGCATGTTTACGTATCTCATTAAGATTCTCTTTATACTAATATTTATATACCAAGATTACGTAACTTTTCAATTAACCGCTTTTGTTCTCTGTTTAATTTGTCCGGTATGTCTACTTCTACTTTAACTAATAAATCACCAACATTTTGCTGACCCAATGCTCGCATTCCTTTGCCTACAACTCGCATTGTTGTACCGGGTTGGGTATTTGGTGGAATTTTAAGATTTATTGTACCAGTTAAAGTTTCAAGATCATAACTTCCACCCATAAAAAGATCTGTGAGTTTAACTTTTTGTGAACAATGAAGATGCATGCCGTCTCGTTTAAAACGATCATCAGCATTGACTGCTATAGTAACGTATAAATCACCAAACGTAGAATTGTGCATATTAGGTCCTGCTTCGCCCTGCTCACCTAATTTTATTTTATTTCCTGTATCAACACCTGGAGGAATATTAACTGCTAATGTTTTCTCTTTTTTTATTCTACCATGACCACGGCAAACCATACATTGAGTATCAGGATCAATTAATATACCTCTACCACCACAATGATTACATTGAGCATTTACATTTAAGATACCTGAACGGACTCCTAATAGTCCAGTACCTTGACATGCTCCGCAGTTTGGCGCCCTATGTCTAAACACCTCCATAACTCCGACACCATCACATTCATCACATATATCAGGTCGCAATATTGTTATATTTTTTGTACAACCATTAACCGCATCTGCAAATGATATTGTTAGGCTTATGTTTAAATCTCTGCCTTTTGCTGATCTATTAGCGAAGTTTTGTTGTTGGGCGTGTTGTCCTGTTTGTTGTCCGAAAAAAGTTGAAAAAATATCTTCAAATTTTTGACCACCACCTTGAAAATTAGCAAAACCAAATCCTTGACCTGCTTTGAATCCTTGTTCATGCATCTCCATACCATCAGCATCATACTGTTGTCTTTTTTCAGGGTTACTTAAGATTTCGTATGCTTCGGAGGCTTCTTTGAATTTTGTTTCGGCAGCTGTATCACCTTGATTTCGATCAGGATGATATTTCATTGCTAATTTGCGATATTTTTGCTTTATAGTCTCAGCAGTTGCCCTTTTATCAACACCCAAGGTTTTGTAATAGTCTTCTATTTTAGCCATAATATCTACAGATGACGATCCGTGTTACGAGAAACCCGCAACACGGACACTTAAATTGTTATTTCACTTACCGCCTTATGCAAGTATTCTCAGCAAGTGCTCTCCAACGGTCTGGACTCATTTTAAACAAGTCAGCCAGTTTGGTTACCATTCTCAAACTAACTTCACGCAACTTGTTTTTATTGTCTTCCATAAAATTGACAATGTTGAGCTCATCTTTTTCTGACAACTTATACTCACTAAGCATACCATCACGTACAATCTGCTTTACACGAAGCATCTTGTCTCTCATAGTATCCATTGTGAGGTCCAAGTAATGACAACGTGACATAATTGCTTCTAAGTGGTCTTTAATTTTACCACGGGTTTTGTCAAATTTAAGGTTGGTAATGAAAATGATGCTTCCGCAAAATTCGAACTTCTCTGGAACACCTTCTCTGCGTAATGCTGAACTCTCTGTGTTCCAACTAATCATTCTTTTCTTACCACTATCAAGAGCGGCTTTCAGCAAGTTCAAACTTACTTCATCAAAAAGGATGCTATCACAGTCATCAAGTACCAAAACGCTTCCTGGATCTGCATACCTGTAAAGTAACTGGTACAAGCCAATTGCACTTGCCGCACCTTTTTCTGTTCCAAACCTAACTGGCTTGTCTGCAAGTTTGTCGAACATACTGTTCTTTTCAATAACTTTTTCAACTCCGTAACTTTTGCCAACTCCTGGAGGGCCTGTTACAACCATACCACGTACTATACCATCTATCGAGCCTTGGGTCATTTCGTCCAGGATCTCAAAACGCTCACGGAGCCTTTCAATGATCTGTTCGTCGGTTTCAACTTTCTCCTTTACGGGAGTTTGTTCAATAACTTGAGTTTCCATATCGTTGTATGTATTTACGGTTGAATAATCACCGATTCCAGTAACTTTGACTCTCATGTCTTTACCGCCAGCACTTACAGTAACGTATCCGGTATGCTTGCCTCTTGGCTTTCCAAAACTAGTAAATTCCTTTACTAATGTTCCGTGTAAACCGGCTACTGACTTACCATAATAAACACCTGAATTGATTACAACTTCCATTTGCACCTCTGCTTCGTTGTTAACAATGTTTGCTTTCTTATTCATCATGTAACTATTATACTATCGGTGGACCAAAGAGTCAATGGTTTTCTTCAGAAAAAGGCATTTTTTTGCCTTTTTTTGCATTTTTCTTGCCTTTTTTTGCTATAAAGTAACGTCATCAAGGCCGGCTACCCTGAGCTTTATCACGTTATTAATTTGGAACTGTTTTGCGTCGAGGGCTTTTATGACGCCTTGGTATTTGTTTCTAATCAATGCGAATTCGTTAATTAGTAATTGCATTGTGACAACGTCTTCTTCACCATCTATATATTTTTCAGCATCCCGACTAGTAAGGGCTCGTTGATAGTGTTCTAAAAACTGCCTGTATTTTTTACTTCGTGTTTTTCTGAGCTGAATATTTAGATTTTCAAGGATGGCTTCTATTTCTTGCAACTGATTAAATCTGTGTTCAACAATTTGAGGTATTTCTCTACTCAATTTTTCAACATTTCCTTTAAGTGTACAATCAAACCTTGCTTGCTGTAACTCAGCATCAAAGTAATCGATACACTCAGGAAGAACCGCCAGATTATCCTGAACCCGTTTAAACCAAGTTTGCATAGTTATATTTTAGTAATCACCATTTCCGATTTGTAGGGGGTCTTCATCATCCTCGACAGTATCGTCTTCTCCATACATTGTGTGGAGTATTGAATAAAGTGTGCCATCAAAATTCTTAAGTTCATGATAATCATCTTCTAGACCCATATCACTATTCTCAAATGCTCGTGCCAATTCCTCAACAAAGGTTGGCACTTCTATATTTTTGATATATGCTTTACCAATTTCATATATGTCTACGAATAATTGAACCCTTTCCTCATTAAACATACTACATTCTCCTAATCTTCAAAGTCGTCAATTATAATTTGTAATTTTTCAGGAATCCAATTTTTTCTAAATTCCTTAATTTCAGTCCCGTCTGGTTGTGTATATTTGAGTTTGTTTCCGTCTTTAACTAAAAGACCGGCCTTTTCAAATAACTCAACCAATCCACTATACGGATCCATTCCGGATTCATAAGGGATTTTTACTTGTACAGTTTCGAACGGTTTTGAAAAACGTGTTTTCATTACTTTACAAGCCGCTCGTATGCCCCGTATATCTGTTATTTTATTTCCGTCTTCATCTTCTTTGAGTTTAAGTTTTCTCATCGCAACAACAATGGATGAAGCATATATAAATCCTTGACCCCCACTAATTTTATCATCTGGGTCAAACATATCCTGCGAAGCATAAGTGTGATTTGTTGCTACTACGCCTACAGGATTTCCAGCAATTAGATTAACTGCATTTCTCACCAATGCAGTAAGTGCTTTGGGTTTGCGACCCATATCACCTTTCATATCGCCTCTTTCAAATTGATCAACATCAGTTGGTGTAAGTAACATACCCAATGAGTCAATAACAAACAAAACTTTTTGTCGTTCCTCATAGGGCAAATCTGAATATTGATCTTTGTATCCTTTCATAAATTCACTTACAAATTTAGCAACTTCGTCAATCATTGAAACGCCAAATCGCATAAGTTTATCTTCTGAAGTATCAACACCTAATGCAGACAACCAGTCTGAATCAAGTGCATTTTCTGAATCAAGTATAATAGGTAAGATGCCTTGTTCTTGTGCCTGTTTTACTAAGTTACCAGAACAAATAAAACTTTTACCTGATCCACTTTCTCCAGCAAAACATGTAACTCTACCTAATGGGATACCTCTGTCAAACTGCCCACTAATCAAATAGTTAAGAGCATGATTGCCAGTACTAACCCAGTCAACAGTATCGGTAAATCCAACTGACATACCTGGTACTGCTTTAGTTATCGATGTTCTGAATTTGCTTATATCAAATGGTCTACTCATATTTCTCCATCTAGAAAATTAGGGGATCTTACGACCCCCTAAAATTGTACTTATTATTGAGCCTGTTCTGTTTTACGGTTACGAATCATTGCAAGGATTTCTTTAGCATCTGGCTTTTTGCCGTCTGCTGAAGGATCTGCTGTAACTGTCGCAGTTACCGGTTCAGATGAAGTTGAACCATCTTCGAATGGCTTATCCGTAACCTCTGTGGCAGATGCTTCTGATGTTTCAGTAGCAGTCGGTTGCGGAGTTGGAGTCACCGAAGATGATCCAGTTGTTGTATTACCATTTGATTTTAGACCATATGGTTTGTAATAATCGGCCCAACGTTCTGGATCATAAAGTTGTCCATCAACACTGGCTTCAAACATTTCAAATATGACCTTCAGTTCTGTTTCGGAAGGTTTCTTTGGCATGTAATCATTAAGTGTAAACAACCCATTGGAAGTAATGGCGGCTCTCTCGGTCTCGTCTAAAGAACGTTCTTTACGTGCCCAATTTGATGTTGAATAATCTGCATACTGGCCTTGTTGAGTCTTGACTAATTTAAAGTCTGTTCCCTTTTCGTAGTCTGTCGGAACTTCCTCAAACTCAGGATCCATTAATGCGGCTGTAATGATTTTGTGAATACCCGGATTTATTACAAATCTGCGGATAGGATTTTCGGGGACTTGATCTTCAGTCATCGGACTGTCTACGACAAATCCTTGATAAATGTAAGATCGTTTCTTCCAATATTTGCGAGCTTCATCTTCTAAACTTGGATCCTTAAACCAAGGTCGAATTTCAGCATGAATTGGACATGTTTCTCCCCACATTTCGATACAAGGAACTTGGACTGTAACATTTTTATGTTCGTCCTGATCCTTAATACCTGGGAATGCCAAACGAACCATTTGACGCTCTTTCCAAAAGAACGTGTTCTCTTCGTCTGCATCTGGAAGAAACCGCATCAACGAAGATTGCCCAGTTTGAATATTCCAAAATGGATAAATTGCGTTGTCGGAAGTTGATTGTGAGGTTGATTGTTGTTGTTCGAGCAGTTTAGCTCGAATGTCTGCGAGTGTAGCCATATTATTTCTCCTATATTAGCCTGTGTTAGTTTATATTAGTTTATGATCGCCTCGATCATATGCAGTAAAATTTAACTACATACGAACTATTATACAACATTTTAAGGCATGTTGTCAACCTTTAAATTCATTATTATTTATCTTATACTTTAATTTACGGCTGAAAACCGCCAAATGAGGTTTTTTGACTTTCAAAGTCATCTGGATCGTCAATGTCACTTCCGAAACCTTCAGGTGCTTCTTTACTCATATATGCATCCCGTTCGGATTCTCCGCCTTCTTCTCCACCTTGTTTAACGTAACCTTCTAATTCATTTTGTACCCACTCGTGGGCTCGACCTTCGTCTCCGGTCATTACGTTATAATCCATTTCACCTGTATGCAT